TGGAGTCTCGTTTTCTCAGAGTATTGAAGAAATCACCTTGGACGAAGGAATTTATTCCCACTGGAATTAGACGGCACGACATGAAAAAAGATCAAGTCATGTTCAAGCACATGAGCCTGTTCACGGGTGGGGCCAACGAAACGAACACGCAAGAAGCGTCAATGCGGTATTGTTTCGGGGACGAAAACTGGCGATGGGAGGAAGGAATGATCGGCGAGTTTTTACGCCGGCATCATAACCGCTTAAATCGAAAGATGCTGTTGCAATCGCAGGGAGGCAACGAGGGGACGGAATGGCATGAGTTTTGCAGGAACGGGAAATGGCATGACGGGCATCATCTTTGCCCTGATTGCCACGAATACCAGCCCGTGACAATGAACATGATGAGCTACGAAAAAACCACGGATTTAAACGGGGAACTTGATTGGGTAGCAATCAATGAATCCGTTAGGCTAATTTGTCCTAACTGCAAAACCGAGTTTGAGGACACCGATAGCAATCGCCGAAAGTGGTCAATTTGCAAACCAGTATGGAACGGCAACAAGCATTTCAAGGATCGCGTCACCTATTCTTGGACGTTCTTAACCGTGTGGACAAAGACATGGTGCGAGATCGTCAAGCTATGGATCATGGCAAACAACGAGATCAAGCACGGAAACCTTGAGCCGCTGCGGCAGTTTATCAACAAAGAACTAGGGCAATTCTGGGAAGCACCAAACGACGCGCCTACGCTGAACACCGACGGAGAAGTCTATTTTAAAAACCAATACCACGCCGGAGAGAAATGGGACGGCGAACACTGGCGCGACATGCAGATTGACAACCAGAAAGTCGGTTTTTGGGTAAGAATACGGGCGTGGAAAGTAGGTGAAGGGGTATCATCGCGGCTATTGTGGGAAGGATTTGTCGATACTTGGCAGACGCTTTTTGACCTGCAAGAGCGGTTTTCGTTAGGAAATCGGGACGTTTTCATTGACGGTCGATATGGGCCGGATGAGATTGTGCGACAGATTTACCAGCATTGCGGAAAGGACATCGGCAATCATTGGAACATTCTAATCGGCCATGACAATGACAAAGGCTATCAATTTGATGTTGGCACAAAAAACCGTCCGCGCAAAGTGTGGCGCATTTATTCGCGGTATCAATACAGCCAGACAAGCGACGGCTTGCAATACCGCACGATCGGATTCAGCAATTTACGCGCCAAGGATGCGCTTGCGGCGGTAATGAATGGAGGGTCGTTTGGAATCCCTCAGGACGTTTCCAAGAATTATCAGGAGCAAATGACCAGCGAGGCCAAGAAAGAAATCAGTCCTGGCCGTTGGAGATGGGAGAAAATCAAGGCGCACAAGCATAACCACTTATGGGACTGCGAAGTCATGGGCATTGTCGGCGCGTCGGTTAAGGGGATTCTGAAGCTGGAAATGGCCGACTAACTGTTAGAAATTGACAATCTAACGAAATGGGTCTAACATATTCGGCATGTCCGTTTATGCACAGGCCCGTAGAACGTATAATTTGCTGGCCAGCAATGAAAAAGCCTTGGCGCAAATCCGCGCAGAGGCCACGTCGCTTGCACTTGCCATTGCAACCGATCCTAACGCCGGGATGAAGATCATCCAAGGCAACAGCAACGGAAACAGCTTTGTTGCAGACGGTGGCGGCATGACGCAAAACCAGCGTCTTGCCTTGCTTAGTTTGATTGTGAAATTTGACGACAACGGCGGCGCATTGCGTTCAACAAACACAACCGTTTTTTAACTTATGGCAATTCTAAACGAGTTCGGGCAACCATTCACGCCACAGCGATACATGCACGCTGCGGAATACAACCGCACGCGGGGAGTTGTTTATCCAATCAAAACGGACGATTTCGACAAGCTGGTTAGTCCGTTGGACAACAAACGATTGCGGAGCTTGTCATCGCGGCTATACAGCAACGTCGGCGTTATCAAGGGAGCAGTCGACCAGAAAGCGGATTACAGCGTTGGCGATGCTTTCTTGCCTGCCTACGTCGGGGAATCTGACTTTGCAGACGGCAAGTCGATTGCAACATTCATGCGCAAAGCGTGGTTCCCTAACTGCACCGAGCGCGGAGGCGTGTTCGATTGGCATAAACTATTAGAACTTTCCAGCATTGCGCTAGACCGAGACGGGGATATTTTTTGGGTTAAGGTTAAATCCGCTGACGGATTCCCGAAATTGCAGATTGTCCCGGCTCACCGCGTCGGAAATTGCGGAGACTACAAGACAGTCAGCGAAGGGAAATTCAAAGGCTACAAGATCAACGACGGGGTAATTCAATTTTACAACGGCAAACCAGCGGCGTATCGAATCCTGACTGGCGAGAACATGGATACATTTTACGACGTTGACGCGGCCAATGTCATCCACATTTACGACCCTGACTTTTGCGACCAGTCCCGTGGAGTTCCTGCATTTTCCCACGCCTTGCTAGACATCACCGCCACGCTGGCCAGCACCGAGGATGAGCGCATCCGGCAGCAGATTGTATCGCGTTTGCATCTTACCGTTTTCAATGACACCGGAGGGCCCGACCTTGACGACCCGTCTGTCATGTATGGCAATCAAAACGGCGCACAAAATGGAAACGGCGTTGACGGCGGATTTGTTCTGAACAATCCAGCACCCGGCATCGTTTACATGCAATCCGGCAGCGGTGACAAGATCGAGCAACTAAAGCACGACACGCCTGGGGAGATTTGGGAATCATTTCAAGATCGAATGATTCGCATGAGCTTGATTCCAGTGTGGAGTTATCAAATCTGGAAAGGATCAGGGCAAGGAACAGATGCACGGGCTGAAATCGTCAAATGCCGCCGGTTCATTTCACAGCGTCAACGACTGCTAAAACGCGCCGCGCTAAACGCGTTTTCGTGGGCCTATTCTTGTTTTCAAGCTGTCGGGCGAGTCCCATTGCTGGATCACCCATTTGCGTGGGCATTTTCCACGCCGGCACGTTTATCGGTAGACGACGGACGGGAAAGCGGAATGGAGGTTGAGGAATGGCGCGTCGGACTGCGGAACACGGCAGACATCACGGAAGCTCGCTACGGCATGACCGAGGAAGAGTTTTACACCCGTCGCGCTCACAGCGTAGCAATGCGGAAAGTGATTGCCGCACAAGTAGCAGAGGAAGTATCGAAACAATCCGGCTACGAAGTCGAAATCGAAGATCGGGAAATGGCAATGCTTACGCCAAACGAAGTAAAAGAAAGCAAACAAGAGGAAACTCAAACCAACAATACCAATGAAATTCCTGACGATTGAAAACAAAGCGGCATCGCTGACGCTGGACGACCAGATTGACGAATACTCGCGTCGGCAATTAATGAGTGAAATTGATTACGCTTTCAACATCGTTGACGCTGAAGGACGATTTACAAACAGCACGGAAACCGCGGTTGACACGCTGAACATTGACATCCACTCCCCCGGCGGCAGCGTGTTCGATGGCTATTTGATCCATTCCAAGATCATGCAGTTACGCGCAAAAGGCGTATATGTTACAGCAACCGTTAGCCTTGCCGCGTCAATGGCAAGCGTCATCTGCATGGCGTGTAACGAGGTGGTAATGCTGCCAACCGGACGCATGATGATCCATGACGTTTCAATGGGACTGCACGGTAACGCAAAGGAACTATCGAAAGCCGCCGCAATGTGCGAAGAACTTAGCACGGAAATCGCCGGAATCTACGCATCGCGCACTGGTAAAGCTATCGACGAAGTGCGGTCGATGATGATGGAAGAAACATGGATGAACGCTGATAAATGCGTTTCGTTAGGGTTTGCAAACCGGATTCTTGACAATCTAACAAATTCTGTTAGAGTTTCGTCCATGAGCTTGCTTGACCGACTCACGAATCCATCCGCACAAGAGTCGATTGATAAAATCGCCGCACTTGAAAATGTAATTGCCACTCACGAAATTGAGCTTGGCACGTATCAGGCTGAACTGCTTGAAGCACGGAACGCAATCACTGAATTGGCGACCGTCAAACAGGATTTGACCACTGCTCAAAACTCGCTTGCCACTTCACTCGACGCTGTAAAATTTGCAAATAGCGAGATTGAAACTCTCAAAGCCAAAGTGACAGAACTGGAAGCGTCCGTTCCAGCGCAGGCAGTGGCACTTGCCGCAACCGCTGGCATCACTAAGCCTCTTGACATTGAGAACGGTTCACAACCAATCGACCACCTTGAACACATGAAAAACCTTTCTCCTGCTGAGCGCACGGCGTATTTCAACAAGCACAAGAAAGAAATCAAAGCTCAACGCAACAAATAACTTTTACAACAATCAACTAACTAATCATCATGGCTACCGTATTCAATGACACCATTTTCGCACAAACCGCTTTCCAGCAACTTGTGGAAATCCTCACACCTATCCGCGCATTTGCTACCGACATTAGCTCGGACGTAAACACGCAAGGTTCAGCCGTTGTTGTTCCACTTTTCGGCAACGCAACGACTACAACTTTCACTCAGTCTACGACTGTCATGGAACAAACCGGAGGATTGCTTTCCGCGATCACCGTAACGCTTGACAAGCGCAAGATCACCCCGATCAGCCTAACGCATCAACAACTTGCCGAATCCAGCAACGCCGGACGGTGGGACAAGTGGGCGTATCAACTTGGAAAGTCAATGGGAACAAGCGTTCTTGCTGACATCTGGAGTTTGTTGACAACTTCCAATTTTGGCAGCGCGATTATTACAACCGCATCGGCTAACTATACCAAAACGCAGTTGATTGAAGCACGTAAAGTTCTGAAACAAGCTGGCGCACGTGGCGAATACTCGTTTGTCGGTAACATGGTTATCGAAGGCGCATTGCTTGGTGACACAAACCTTGTCAACTACTTCAAC